GCGAGCGGGCGGCCGCCGCTCAAGTCGATCGGTTCGCGGCTGACGTTCTTCACGCGGCGTCGAGTCATGAGAGCTCGTCGGTCTTGTCGACGTCGACGCCGGCGCCGCCCTCGCGGACGGTCGGGGCGTCGGGCGCCAGGGTGAACGGGTCAGGCGGCGTCACGCCGAACGGCCGGGCGGTGTTGGCGACGTCGTCGACGTGCACGCGGAACGCGGCCGACGCGGCGGCGAGCGAGTCGCCGCCGTCGGGCGGCAGCTCGTCGTAGCGCTCGTCGACCCACTCCAGACCGGCGAAGCCCGGCAGGGTCGGGAGCCGCTGCTGCAGTAGCGCGGTTCGCAGCGCGGCGCAGTAGAGGCGCGCGTTGCGGTTGGCTGACTGCTGGCCGTTCGTGTCGACGCGGGCGTTGCCGGGCGCGACGACCATGAAGGCGACAGCGAACGCGGCGCGGTAGGCGCCGGTGCCGTCGCGCGCGGGCTCGCCGGCGAGGCCGCGAGCGATGATCAACACGCGCGGTGGCGCGCCGGCGCCGGCGAGCGTGCGATCGCCGACGACGGCCCACGACCGGATCGCGGGGAGGTGCCGGCCGTCGGCGAGGGCGGGGAACAAGCCGGCGTCGAACGCCTGGCGCTCGACTTCGGCGACGTAGACGGGAGCCCACGTGCGGAGCGTGTCGAGCACGGCGGCTTCGATCTGGCCGCCGAAGAGCATCGGAGCGAACGTCACAGCGCGCCGGTCCGGAGCCATCCGCGCAGCCCGTCGGTGAGCCGTTGGCGGTCAGCTGTCGAGATGCGTATGACCGGGCGTCGGCGCGCGGCGAGGCGGCGGCCCTGCTGGCGGCCGCGCAGTCCGAGTCGGAAGCCGTCGCGGTCGAGCTCGAGTGTGTCGCCGGCGCGCTTCGTGAGCGCGTCGAACAGCTCGTCGGACGCCTCCATCATCGGTTCGCCGCGGCGCGCCTTCTCGGCGGCGTAGCGGGGGGAGAGCTCCGGCCACGCGCCGCGCTGGCCGTCGGCGAACGTGCGCCGGTTGAGCTCGAGCAGCTCGTCGACCATGCGCGACAAGCCGGGCCGTGGGTCTTCAAGGCGATCGCCGAACGCGTTGAGCTCGCCGAGGACCTCGGCGACGCCGAAGATCTCGACGGCAAGGCTCATGCTTGGGGCGGGGTCGCGGGCGACAGCGGCGTGCGGACGGCGATCGTGCCGTAGCGCGGCCGCGACGTGTCGCGGCCGGCCTCGAGCAGCGCGCCGAGCTCTTCCGTGTAGACGGCGCGCAAGTCCTTGAGGTCGGTCTGGCCGTTGAGCTCCGGGTCGCCGACGGCGACGAGGATTGCGGCGCGCAGCGCGACGACGCTCGCGGCGAGCGCCGCCAGCTCGTCGCGCACGAGGGCGCCGACGCGCGCCGAAACGAAGCCGGCCGCGTCGTCGATGTACGCGTCGACTTCCCCGGCCGTCGGCGTGGTGTCGGCGGTGAACGTCGCGAGGGCGTTGCCGAGCTCGTCGCGGGAGCGCACGCGCAGCTTGCGTGCCACGTCGGCGACGGTCGGGCGCGGGACGGGGACGCTCATGCCGTCGCCTTCTGGCGCCGCGGCTTCGGCTTCGGCTTCCGTGCGGGGGCCGCGGCGGCGGCCTCCCGCTCGAGGGCGTCGGCGGACACGACGACGAAGCCGGCGGCCTCGAGGGCGTCGAGCTCGGCGACGGTGAGCGCCTCGCGCATCTCGCGCGTGTCGGGGTGGCGCAGACGGACGCTGGCCGGCATTGGGGGCGTCCTCCTGAGGACGGGTGGGGCCGCGCGCCCGCACGAAGCGGGTCGGCGCGGCTCACGGGGGAAGCGGGGCGGCCCCGCAGCGCCGGGGAGTTCGCGTGCTGCGTGTCCGGTGCTGCGGGGCGGCGGTGGCGGCCGGGGCGTTAGGCGCCCGAGGCGGCCGCCGCTAGGCCGCTAGGGCCTAGAAGGTGACGGTCGCGACGGCCAGCGCCTCGGGGCGCGTGACCTTCGCGCCGTAGACCGACAGGCCCTTGACGGCGTCGGCGAACCGGCGCTCGGGGCGGTAGGCCTCGATCGTCTCGATCTGGTCGGCGAACGTGATCGCCAGCGGCGACCCGGCGAGCACCTTGAACTTGCCGGCGTCGGCGCCCGACAGCTGCGGGCAGTTGTTGGACTCGGCGACGTCGAAGCCGGCCACGCGGCCGACGAAGCCGTTGGCGATGCGGTTCTCCTGGTCGGTCGCGCCCGCGAACTTGGAGTCGTTGAGCAGCAGCTCGACCCACTCGGGCGGCAGGACCGCCCAGCGGCCCTGGCTCGGGACGTTGGACTTGTTGAGCGCCGTGCGCAGCTTGACGAGCGTGCTGTAGGCGTTCGCCGCGGTCAGCGCGACCGGTGACGCGGTCGAGCCGACGGCGTTGCCCGCGGCCGCGTCGACGTACTTCGACGCGATGAACTTGTCGACGACGTCGGCGAGCGCGTAGGCGGCCTCGCGCATCGCCTCGTCCATCGCGCCGGGGTTGCCCTGCACGGCGTCGATGTCGTCGACCTGGAAGTTGAACATCTTCGCCTGGTCGATGACCAGCGCGCGCTCGGCGTCCGTCAGCGTCTCGGGCGTCGCGTGGTCGGTGTTCTTCGTGTAGTCGGACACCGTGATCGGGCCGATCGAGCCGACCTTCACCGTCTGGCCGAGGCGCGCCTGGCCCTCGTAGTCGCGGTTGATGACGCCGGCCTGGCCGTAGACCAGGGACTTGTGGAGGTTGGCCTGCAGGCGCGCGGCCCACAGGGTCTTGATGAACTTGTCGAGCGCCACGGCGCGTCGTCTCCTTCGGGGATGAGTCCGGGCGCGTGGCGCCCGCGGGAGGAAGCCAGCGACGGGTCGACGGCCTGCGCGGGCAGGCCTCGCCGTCGTCAGCGGGGACGGGGAAGGGGGCCCCGTTCAGGGGCCGCTAGAGGCGCTTGAGCGCCTCCTGGATCTCGGGCCAGCGCCGGTTGAGCTCGTCGGGGCTCATGGCCTCGATCTGCGCGCGCGTGAGCGTGGATCCGCCCGAGCCGCGCGAGCCGCCGTCGAAGCCCGAGCCGGCCGGCTGCCCGGCCGGCTTCACGAGCGCGGCGAGCCGCTGCGCGTGCTCGTCGAGCGCCTCTTCGGTGTCGCCCTTGAGGACGTCGGCGAGCTCGGCCGGAAGCGAGTGCTTGGCGGCGACGCGCGCGCGCAGCGTCTCGCTGCGCAGCTCGACGGCCTCGCGCTCGGCGCGCTCGGCGCGCTCGACGGCCTTCTGGAGCTCGGTCTTGTCGCGATCCTCGAACTCGCCGACGCGCGTCTCGAGCTGGCTCGCCTTGCGCTCGGCCGCGCGACGGGCGTTGCGCTCCTTCGTGAGGATCGCCTTGATGGCGTCGGGCAGGCCGTCCTCGCCGGCGTCCGTGCCGGCGGCGGCGGGCTGCTCGCCGGTCGCGGCCGTGGCGGCGTCCGTGCCGACCGCGGTGGTGCCGCCACCCTCCGTTGCCCCGGTGCCGGCGTCCGTGCCGGCCTGCGTCGTCTCGCCGGCGGCGGGCGGCGGGTCGACGTTGAGCGGGACGCCGGAAGCGCGCAGCCGCTCGAGCGTGAGCGGCCAGGTCTCCTTCAGGAGGCTGGCGAGCTCGTGCGCGTCGGGGTGGATGGTGGTCGTCTCGGCTGCGGGCATCTCGCCGTAGGCCTCCTGGGGGGATCGTGGGGCGCGCGCCGTCCCGGCGGCGCCCGTGGGGTCAGGTCGTCAGCGCCTTCAGCGGCGCTTCGGTGATCTCGTCGGGCACGGTCGCCATCGGCTGCGGCTTGACGAGCTGCTCGAGCGCAACGGCGCCCGAGCGGACGAGCTCGGCCTTCGGGCCGTAGCGAGCGTCCTGCTGCGCCGGCGACAGCGCGTCGAACTGGTCGCGGCCGGTCGGCCGGCGGTGGCGCTCGCGGACGCCGCGCACGACGGGCTCCTTCGTGCAGCGGCAGTGCCCGTGGACGGCAAGGACCTCGGCGGAAGCGTGCAGCGCGCCGGTCGCGGCGCCCAGGCAGGCCAGGCAGGCGCTCGAGCTGGTCGTGCGGCGCCAGCCGAGCACGTGCGAGGACTCGGTCAGCTGACGGTCCAGCGCCGTGCGCGGCGCGGCCAGGACTTCGGCGCTGAGCGTGCGGATGGCGCGCGCCTTTCCCATAGCGAGCGCTTGCTCGCGGCCGCGCCCCTGCGCGAGGCTCATCGCCACGGTGGCGATCGCGGGCGTGAGGACGTCGAGCAGCGGACGGCCGTCGCGGCCGACGCCGGCGACCTCGTCGGCCGAGCTCGGCGCCGTCAGCACCGGGCGGTCGAGCTCCGCGGCGAGAAACGCGGCGAAGTACGCCTCGGCCAGCTGCGCGCCGTGGCGCTGTGCGCGCTCGAGCACGGCGGCGGTGCCGGTGCGCCAGGCGGCGTAGGTGGCGGCGAGCTCGTCGACGTTGACGAGCGCCCAGGCGGCGGCGCCGGCGCGCAACACGTCGAGGCGCAGCGCGACGAGCTCGGCGCGGTAGGCGTCGGTCAGCGCCAGCGCCCGCGACGTAGCGGGCATCGGCTAGGCGGCGAGCTCGTCGTCGATGGCGTCGCTGTTGGCGCCGGCCGGGTCGAAGCCGCCGAGCGCCGCGCGGGCGGCTTCGCGCGCTTCGGCGGCCGCCCACTGCTCCCAGCGGCGGATCTCTTCCTGCGAGGCGCCCCAGCGCTCCCACAACGCCCGGCGCGGGACGCCGAGCGTCGCCATCTTGGTCAGCGCGTCGACGCGCTCGCCTTCGGTGCGGGACTCCGGGTCGGCCCAGATCGTTTCGGCGCGAAGCTCGCGGCCGCGGCGCTCGTCGCCTTGAGCCAGGAAGGCCAGACGCATGCCTTCCTCGAGGCCCTCTCCGGCGTCGCCGTTCTTGCGGCGGGTGCGTGCCACCAGGCCGGTTTCGGTCGCTTTCAGCGACTCGCCGGACGGGAACTGGCCGCCTTGCCCGAGCAGGTAGTGCGGCGGCGTGCGCGTCTGCGCGGCCACGTGCTGAACGCCGAGCTCGACGAGCTGCACGTACTTGCCGACGTCGGCCGCCTCGAAGGTCCCGAAGCGCGCGTCGGGGTTGCCGTCGGTCCACAACCGCGAGACCGCGGCCACGAACTCCTGCAGCGGAAGCTCGTCGCCGGTCTCGGGATCGACCTGCGGCTCGATGCCGGTCGCCCAGCGCTGCGGGTAGGCGGCGTACTCGCTCGCGACGATGGCGTCGGCGAGCACCTTGTTGATGAAGTTCTGGACCGGGATGACGTTCGCCAGGTCCGAGCGCCCGACACGCCGGCCGGTTGCGCGCTGGCGGCCAGGGCGGTTGAAGATCGGGATCATCGGCACCACGCCGAGCGGGTTGGGCGTGGGAGCGGGCTCGCGCAGCTGCCAGCTCGAGGCCTCGTCGGCGCGGCGGGTCGGCAGCCAGATGCGGCTCTGCGACTCCGGCGCCGGCGCCGAGCGGCGGAACTTCCACACGGCGTCGGGCAGGTAGACGTTGGCGAAGTCGGCGCCGGTGTCCTCGTCGCGCCACATCTTCAGCGCAGCGCGGCGCTCCCGCGTCGCCGGGTCGGTGGCGACGATCGCTTCGGCCGGGTGCTCGACCGTGATCCGCGCCGGCTGGCCCGTCCGGGGCTCGACGAGCAGCGACGCTTCGCCGAGCTTGGCGACGTCCGTGAAGAGGATCGACGACTCGGCGTCGAGCCGGTTCGCCTGCCAGATCGCCCACGCCTCAGCGTCGCCGCCGCGGTCGGTGCCGAAGCGAAACCCCTCGACGCGCTGGCGCTCGACGGCGGCGTCGACGACGAGCTCGCACCAGTTGTCGGCGAACGCGGCGAAGAGGTCCCCGAACGCTTCGCGGAACTTCGACGTGGCGAACAGCAGCGGGTGGTCGCCGTCGTAGTAGGCCTCGAAGGTGTCGATCTGCGGTCGGCGCTGCTCGAGGCGACGAGTCAGCCGCTCGAGCCAACGCCGAGCGACGAGCTCGTCGGACAAGGGGGGGCTCCTAGTGGAAGGTGAGGCCGCCCGAGCGGCGGCGCGGGCGATTGAGGGCGCCGTCGGCGATCGCGTGCGCGGCGGCGGTCTTGGCGAGCACGGCGGCGACCGCGAGGTCGATCTTGAGGTCCTTGCGCGCCTTCTCGAGGACGAACGGGCCGAGCGGGTCCGCGCGCTCGAGCGCAGTGCCGATCGCGCGCCGGCGGGCGTTCTCGAAGTGGCGGATGAGCGCCTCGTGGCCGTCGTGGAGCTGCTCGCGCTGCGCGAACGCGGTGGCGAGGCGCTCGACGTCGGCCGCCATGCGGCGCTCGAGGCGGGTGTCGCGCTTGACGACGCGCTTGTCGCCGAGATCGGCGGCCCAGCGGTCGATGTAGTCCTGCCAGCCGGGCGGGTCGGCGTAGAAGCGCGCGACGTCGTAGTCGCGGAACGTGCGGCGCACCGTCCGGTCGACGTCGGCGGAGGGGATGCCCCAGTCGCGCGGCGCGTCGTCGGGGCGCTCCCAGACGGCAACGACGAACAGGAAGCCGTCCGACAGGCGGCAGCCGACGAGGGCTGTCGTGTCGTCGTAGCGGGAGCCGTCGAAGCCGAGCGCGATCGCCTCGCGGCGGCGTACGCGCTCGCCGCGGCGCGTGCCGGCGGCGACGTCGTCGGGATGCAGGAACGCGCCGGCGGACTTGACGATCTGGTTGAGCCAGTAGCGGCGCGCCTTGACGACGTCGACACGGGGGTCGCGGAAGCGCTGAACGATGCGGTCGACGTCGCGGAACTCGGCCGCGAGGCCGGAGGCCTCGAGGATCGCTGCGCGCAGGCCCTCGTCGGTGTCGAGGTCGTGCTCGTCGCTGGCCTCCAGATGGTCGAGCAGGAAGCCGGGGTGGTGGAACTCGCCGGCGGCGATCTGCCGCGCGAGCTCGAACGTGCCCTCGAGGACGGAGCGTTCGCCGGGCGCGAACGCGGTCGACGTCTGCAGCGCCCACGGGTCGGCGTCGCGGCGCTTGTCGAGGTTGAACCACACGGTTCGGACG